GTTGATATGGTGGCATCTTGTCCAATGATGTCCACCACTGAATAAATGGGTTGTGATGCTGGTGCAATCATCACAATTGCCGGGTTCTCTTCAGGATTAACCACTTTAACGTCTAAAGACTTGTTGTCTACTGTGACCGTTCCAGAGGCAACTGTGACAGCCCCTTCAACGATCTTAGATTCTAGTGGTATGTTTTGATAGACGTAGGTTTCACCCATCCGTGACCCTTCATGGACTATGTACAATGGGTCAGGATCGACTTTCTTTGCCTCCTTGGACTCCTTCAACTCAAGTAGAGAATGAGAGTATTTGAAGCCCTTAAAAGCAGCGAAATCGGCGAAAGCCTGATGTCGACGTCTACGCAACTCAGTAACGTATTCACGTTTAATTTCATAAGGAACACTGAGTGCGGGAACCAGGTCCAAAGCAGCTCGTGGCTCAATTAACTCGATTTCATAATCGATAAAGAGATCACCATAAGGTTGAGCCCACTGCGGTTGGATTTTCCAGTTACCAATAATTGCACCTTGGCAAGTTAGACGAGCCTCCGGGTCAGTGCCAATGTCATAGTCAGTGTAAAAGTACGTTGACTTGTCTAGGAAATCAGAGACATCGGTTCCAACACCGGTGGCCCAAACAGGACAAGAAATTGTGCCAGGTTGTGCATACATAACTTGGTTGGTAACATCAACAGACTCAATAGCTCCGTCAGCATAATAACCAAACATAACCTGCCCTATAACACCAGTGTTCACACCAGTATTAAAGACACATTTTAGTTTGGTGAACCGAAACTTGGTAAAAGTTTTCATGAGATTGAGTTCATTTGAAGCAGAGGAGAACATCGCGTAGGGATTAACGTCAAGTTCATTAGAAGTTTTGGTGGCATCTGCAAGATTAGGTTGCGATAGAATACATTGAGTTGTTCCACCAGTTTTGTAATTAATGACGGCTACAGGAGCAAAGCCAGAGGCCCTAACTCCTATATTCCCTCTATCATCCTTGAAGCCAGTTGTTGTAAGCCGGTGGACAAGTGACGATCCAACGCCTGCAACGGCGGACTGAGCGTATATAGCCC